ATGATGGAATTTATTTACTCGTCAGAACAACCCTGCCAAGATTGTGGTATATCCCCTGATGATAGGGCGGCAATCAACGTAGCGGGGCGTTTGGGTGGCGCATACAGCGTTGTTGATCCGGATACTGGCGTGGTTGATTGGGATGGGGTGGACGATGTTCGTGAGCAGGTCGCGGAGTTGGCGAAGGCTGAGCCTAATGGGCTATATGGGTTGGTGTATGAGAGCTTGGATAGAGGGCATCGTAATAATCACCCGGCGCTTGTTTGTGCTCTACGGCAGTCGACTGGGCGGTGCTTGGGTTCGTGCGCAATCGACGGTATGCAATAAAGACATAGATTACGGATGTGGCTGTAAATAAAACTGATAAACCCGTTAGCACTCTTGACCAAGCGCCAAGAATTCTAAGCCAAAACGCGCCTTAGCAGACATTTTTGTTAGCACTCTTGACAGTAGTGCTAACAATACAGGGGTAGCCCAGCGGAATAATACTTTAGCGTTGATGCGCTAAACCTAGTAACAGAAGACCCGATTAGAACAATAATCGGGTCTTTTTTATTGGGTTTTCTTTGTCACAGCATCGAACCTTTACAGCCCCGACGCTTCGTCAGCGTTTAGCCTCTTAACAATTCAGAAATTTCAGAAAATCAAACGTTCATGCGCTCCTTGCCGGTAATAAAGGGAGGGTAGCTTATGGGGCGGCCTTAAAATCGCCCTACTCTTAATCGCATCACTGGTCATGGGCTGGCGGTCTTTACCGCTGGCAAGGAGCGCATGAACGTCGTTAACCACAGGAGACAAATGACAGACGAAGATCGGGAACGATTCAACGGACACGCCGATGACGATCCAAACGGCGGTGACGGTCCGGACGACTAGATAACTTTTAAAAACAAAAAGGCAAGAACAAATGAGAGTAGTACAGATCAAAAGGCAGCAGCCGGTGGCTGCGCCTTCACTTTTCAGAGAGACAATAACAGTTTTCGCAGTTGCTGCAGTGGCATGGGCTTTCTATGTCGTTATCGGCGCTGCGTTCTAATTCAGAGGAGACTCTAATGGCAGAAGAAGTTAATTATCACAAACGACCCGAGTGGTCATATTCTTCGATGAAGAAAATTATAGATTCGGGTATCGACTACGCAGTTGCCGCAAAGCGCGGCAACCTAGGCGAACCATCAAGCAGCGCTATCGACCTGGGGCAGCTGGCACACATGCTAGTGCTCGGCGGCGAAGACACGTTTGCAATCAGCCCCTACCCAGATTTCCGCACCAAGGCGGCTCGTGAGTGGCGTGATGAGCAAATCGCGGCCGGCAAGAACATCATTACCGACAGTCAGTTCAAAGCCGTGGATGACATGGTTAAGAACATCGAGAACCATCCACTAACGCCAGAGCTTCTGCTTGGTGAGGGATGGAAGCACGAAGTTGAGATGTACGCAAACACCGCTGAGGGTGTAGCGCTACGGGGGAAGGCCGACGCGCTAAAGGTTGTTCCAGGCAAGAGCCTGATAACAACCGACATCAAAACAACTGCAAAATTTGATGATTTTAAGAAGAAATCATCGTGGAACCACTACGACCTGCAGGCGGCAAACTACAACCTCATTGGAGCGTCCAGCCAGGGCATAGACCCAGGGATGTGTAACTTCTACTTCTGTGTTGTGGAGACAGTCGCACCGTACCGCGTGCAGTACTTCCACTCTAGCCTTGAATTTCTTGAGGCTGGCGAGCGAAAGCTACGCACCTGTATTGATGCCATCGTTGCCTTTGGCGATAAAGAGCCATCATTCCTCTTAACTGAGATTGGTGAGCTCGGGGACTGGAGCATATAGCATGAAGGTATTTAACAGTTTAGAACCGACCGCAAAGCCCTCAATCTTAATGGTTGTTTACGGAGAGGGCGGCGTTGGTAAGACTACATTCGCAGCAACGGCACCACGACCAATCATCGCCGACTGCGAGAACGGTAGCAAGTATTTTGGCTTACGCGGTATCGAAGCAGATGTTGCTTTGATCGAGAGCTGGGACGATATGCAAGAATTTCTAGAAATATCGCTTACCGACAACTACGACACGGTAATCATTGACCCAATCGGCGAGCTCATGGAGAAGCTAACCCGCTATATGGTTGCCAAGGCCGATAGCAAGCTAGTCATGAAGGACGGAAACCCTACTATGGCTGGCTGGGGTTGGCTCAAGCAAACAATGCGTACTTTCTTGAAGACGATGCGTGACAGCGGCAAGAACGTCGTTGTTATCGCCCACGTACAAGAGAAAGAGGACGAAGGCCGTATCGTCAAGCGCCCAATGGTAGCAACCAAGTTATCAGAGGAGCTTGTGAACATGGTCGATATCGTGGGCTATATGACCACCGTAAACGATGAGAGCGGCGACACCAAGCGCGTTATCATCGTTGACCCGGCGAGCGACAAGTTTGTTGCTAAAGACCGCACTGGCAGGCTTGGCAAATATATCGAGCCTGACTTCACCAAGATCGTTGACGGTGTGCGTGGTGATAAAAGCTACTCGTGGATTCAAGGAGCCAAGCCAGAGGTGAACAAAGATCAGATAGCATCTGCAGCTCACCCTGAGATTCCAAACTCCCGCGTACAAATGACGCAGGCAACAATCGGCTCATCAGAAGAAGACCGTAACCAATCAAGGGGGAATGATGGAAAGTAGCCTACAAGTCGTAATCGACGAAAAGAGAATAGCTAAAGAGAACGCCGCACTGTTGCTTGAAGCATACGGTGCGCCGTTCACTGAGGCGGGTAAAATTCTCGCCACCTACGACAAAATCAAAGTTACGGACGAATCACAAACTGACCTCATGCAAGAGGCGAGAGAGAAGCGCCTTGCGCTCAAAAAGATTCGCACGGGTGTCGAAAATAAGCGCAAAGAGCTTAAAGAAAACATCAACGCTCAGGCGCAGGCCATCGATGGTGTAGCCCACTACATCAAGGAAACGATAGAGCCCGCAGAACAATACCTGGAACTGCAGGAAAAGTTCGCAGAAATTAAGGCAGCCGAACGTGCCGCCAAGCTTAAGGCCGACCGCCTAGAGAAGCTGTCCCAATACACTGACGACACTTCCCTGTACAACTTTGAGGCAATGAGCGACGAGCAGTTTGACAGCTTGCTAGCGACACTCAAAGCCCAAAAGGAAGCCGAAGCTGCCGCAGCCAAAAAGGCCGAGGAAGACCGTAAGGCTACCGAAGAGGCAGAACGTAAACGCCAGGAAGAGATTGAAGCTGAAAATACCCGACTCAAGGCTGAGGCCAAGGCGAAGGAAGAGCTAGAGCGCAAGCGTATTCATGAACGTTCGGAGCAGCTTAAAGAGATTGGCATGCCGGTCAACGAAGTCGTATTTGGCTTCCGCATTAGTGGTCTTGACCTAGCGGGCGAGGATGATGAGTACTGGAATAACTTACTTGCTGAAGCAAAGCGCCGTATCCAGATGGATAAAGACCAAAAGGCCGCTGACGCAAAAGCTGAGGAAAAACGCCAGGCAGAACTTGCTGCAGAGCGCCAGAAAGCCGAAGAGGAGCGGGAAAAACGCGAGGCCCTTGAAGCTGAGCAACGCGCCAAGGACGAGGAAGAGGCTCGCAAAAAGCGTGAAGCTGAAGAGGCCGAGCGCCAGGCACTACTAGCGCCTGACAAGGAGAAGATTATTGCTTTCGCAAATGCCTTAACACTTGTCAGAACTCAGAAAATCCCGGCCGTTAAAACTAAACAGGCGCAGGATGTCTTGAGTCTGGTCGATAAAGAGCTGGCTAGCTTAAGCGAAAGAATATTAAACGCAGCAAAACACCTATAAACAGGGCCAACAGGAGGGTAAACCATGTTCGGACTAGGGATATTTAGGAAAAAACAAACAGTCAGTCTTGAGCAAGATGAAGAGGTGCAACAGGTTATTTTTGATCTGATAGACAAAAGCACAATACCACTAAGCGGTAATTCCATACACCGACTATCACAGCTTGGGGCAACTGACATCGACGAATGTCTGCAAAGGCTTGTTAGCAAAGGCTGGATTGAAGTCGTATATAGCAAAACAGGTCTAGACAGCATAGTGCGGCCTTTCTATCGTGTGACGGAAAAATACAACCTTATGGATGTGAGAGCCAAGGTAAGTAGCTTCATTACGGGCGTAGTCCGTAAGGCGAAGCCACTTGTTACAAACGACCACAGCTATCACGTCACAGTAAAAGATCACAAGCAGTTCGATATGAATTTCGATGTGCGCGAGGATGCACGCCAATACAAACGACTACTAAAAACCAGCCGCATGAAGCTCGAGGCAGAGATTTGGGAGCAAATATTTGAGGAAGGCGTGCAGGTAAAGGAGATGAAAATATCGTGAACGAAGCAAAAGAATTTGTTGAATTTATGGTCAGTAGCATTACTGGTGATCCAAATTGCTTTTCCGTTGATACATCTATCGATGAGAATGGCGGGCTACTTACCCTGAATGTCTCACAGCAAAATGCTGGTCGCGTCATCGGTAAGCGGGGCGCTACAGCGAAATCTATGCGCCAATTGCTTCGGGCTCTTGGGTTGAAAAACGGCCATCGATACCGCCTGTTGATCGATGATGGCGTAAGTAGGGCGGAGGTAGACGACTAGTGGCGAGCCTTCATTGGTCAGAGCGAGAGCGAGACACAAATATCAGCATTATCGGCCAACGGTCGCTGCACATTAACCGGCCACGCATGTCCTCACAGACAATCTTTAACCTGCTAACGCTCAAGGCAAAACTACTCGGCAAAAGGCTGGATATTTTGCAAGAAGCGCGCGAGTTTGAAGAGCGAAACGGTCTATAGAATCTCTGGCGGCAACTAGTGGTAGTTAAGTCGGCGCCAAGCCGGGTAATGTCAGGGTACTCGTAAGGGGGAATGCCCGTCGCCAGCAAACCACTTTGTGCGCGTGATTAACCTGTACGGCGTTTGCGAGTAAACGTGCAGGCCACGCAACCGCAGCAGATCGCATCGGCCTTTGCCGGGAGGTGTGATTAGGGCCGATGCTGCTGCGGCATATGGCGTTAGGTGCTGCCGACAAACGGAGGGAAGCAGTCTGTCGGCACCATCTGACGCTAAGGGTAACAAATCTAAATGTTTAAGGAGGAACCATGTACGCATCATTAACACATAAAGACGTTATGCGCCTTATGGGGTTGGTCCGAGACGCAAACGTTAAGACGGCCGAGGCGCTTTCGGAGCTATCCGAGATCGCCAGTGAAACGGCGCACGAATCAGAAGGGGTGTCAGCCGTTGCGGGGGCAACTAGACCGCTTAACCACGATATTCCACGCAGGCAGACATACAACCTGCCACAGCCGCGCCCACTAGCTTCTAGCAGCCACAACAGCGAGTTTATGAAGCCAAGCCGCATGCAACTCGGCCGGCACGGCATGAAATCGCGGAGGCATCGGTAGTGAATATGAGAGACATAGATATGCTGGGCGTGGGCATGGATTTGGGTATTTATGTGGCCGCCAAGCTTGCTAGCGAAGGTTTGCAGACTAGCCCGCAGGGGTGGGAGTCGATAAGTAAAAAGTTTGGGGCAAATGTAGAGGCCCAAACTGGTGTGCCCGTAGAGGATCTTGCGCTTATGGTTCAGCCGGTGATTGATTCGGCAAGGAATCAGATTAGGAATGCGAGGTCGTGAGCAAAATCATTTACGAAGTGCTAGAAGCAGACACCATTCAGGAGCTGGAAAAAACGGTACAGGTCCGGCTTGCAATGGGTGCGACACTTGCAGGAGGCGTCGCCACTGCTGCTGTATGGGTGCCAGATTTTAATGTCGGCGTTAAAACACATGGCGGCAAACTGTTACAACTCTTCTATCAAGCCGTAACGTACCCAGAAATGCTAGATGAGTCTCCGGCGGCCGCTGCGAAACGGCTTAGCGATGAAATTGGTGGCGCTGTCGATCAAGAGGTTAGCCGCCGCATTGCCGAATATAAAAAGTACTGGAACCCAAAAACCGGTAAGTATGAGATTGACAAGGGTGACGAATTAAAAGAGTGGATTTGCACTGAGGATGAGCTCTACAACGATGTGCGCCGAAGTGTTATCGAGGAGATGGAATGATGTCCCAGGTAAACCATGCACACGACAGCCCAGTGGAATTTACGCTGCAAAGTCAGCTAGAGCCAAAGAAAATGACGCACACCGAATGCGTGGAAGTCGCTGCAAGGTATCTTAGCAAGCGCTGCAACGTTGTATTGCCGGAGTTCTACACCCATAACGACGAGTTGCCAGACGTGATTGGGTTCGATACAGGCATCATACGTGACGGCAGGTGGAATAGTGGCGTATATTCGCGGCTCATTGAGGTCAAGGTATCTAGAAGCGACTTCTTAGCAGACAAAAGGAAGTCGTTTAGGATGCGGCCAGAAAAAGGCATGGGCGATTTTCGTTACTACTGTTGCCCCAAAGGACTCATCAGCAAAGACGAAGTACCCGATGGGTGGGGATTGCTATATGTATACCCGAATGGGCAGGTGCGGCAAGTGAAGGAGTCAACGATGCACCAACACGACTTTGGCGGTGAGTTCTATCTACTCTACTACTATGCGCGGCGTGCGAATTTTGCCGGTGTCCACAGAACAATCCTCGAATACCGGGGGTACGACGGATGATTTACGCACTACAGCGCCTGCAGGCCAGTATGAGAACCGACCTGGAAAAATACGGCATAGAGCTGCGGCCGGAGGAAAACGCAATCATTTACCGCGATATGGTGATGAAGCTGCCAAATTACACCGAAACTCGTGTCTGCAAACGCATCATCAACGAAAAAATTAAAGACGCAAAAGCGCGTGAAGCGGCACGTATTGCCGCTAGGCAAACGAATCTATTGGAGGGATTATGAGCAAAGACGCCGAAGTAACTATAAGTGACGGGAAAACAGAGGTGAAAACAACCGTTGGCGCACTCTCAAAGGCGGCCAAACAGTTTAGTGGCCCAGCCGTCGATGTGTTCACCTGGGCCAACAACCTTGTAAGCGACCGAGAAGAGTACGATATACAGCTCTTTTTCCTGAGCAGAAACAACGTAGTGTATTCCCTAAACACCCACAGCGCCATCAAGGATCGCTTACGGGCATCATTCCTAGACAACATCATGGAGGACGTACTGAGCCTGGTCGATAGCGGTGGCCTGGTGCGTCCATACGAAGAGACGCTTAAGGGCGACAAAAATATAGCCTGGCTGAGCGTAGCCGACACGCATCGCGTAAAAGAGGTGCTGCTATGGATTGAGGAGCACGCATCGGAGATCCAACGCTTCAAAGATGAAGAGCACGACATTAGGCGCATGAAAGCCATTTTTGCCCGGTTCACGAAGCCGGACGCCAAGACGTTCTACTCGTTCAAGCAATTTGCCGGCAAGCAGGCCGTCTCACCCAAAACAGACTTTGTGCTGCGTGGTGATGAGGTGGCGGCTTTCTACAAAGATACCGCTTTTAAGATTGACGACAGTAGCCAGGTAGTAGTTGTCGATGACGACATATTTGTGTTTCGGCAAACCAAGTTCGAGCAGATTTTCGATACTAAGCCGCACATGACGGCCGTGGCGAATCGTAACGGCAGCATCATTGATGAGCGTTTTAACCTCTCTATGCCGCTTGTGGTGCAGGAAATCGCTATATTGGCACAAAACAGCCCCACAGCTATGAAAAAGCTGTCTGAGGCTGATCCAAATGCCATGAACCAGCAACAGGTGGTTGAGGCAATTGAGGAGTACGGCATACCGCTGATGCAAGACGACGCCGGCAAAATCATAATCATGGACGCGAAAGACGTTGTGTGCTTCCTAGATGTACTGTCGGACAACTATTTGCATGGCATCAACGGCGACTACCTGGCAAAAAGCAAGAAGCCGTTTGTGGCCGAGCCAGACTTAGGTGACATATGACAAAAGTACCCGAACGTCCGCCGAGCTATGGCGAGGTTCTAAATGGCCTCTACACCGCTCATAGACAGCGTACTAGGCGCAAAGAGCAAGCCAAAGCGCTTAGGCCACGCAAACACGCCACGGACCAGCACGAATACTCACAAGGCGAGGTGCTGGCCCACATAGATAGGCTTAACGAGCGAGACGAAAAATGAAATTTGAAACGAAGTTTGCTCTAGGCGAAAAGGTAATTAGCAAGATAGACGGTGGCTTTTGTGGTGCCGTTGTTGTGGCTGTAGTAATACGATCCACGACGGACGGAGAGCATATAAACTACGAGCTCGTGTGCAGTGTGCCTCTGCCACCAGAAGTTACTAAAAAGTCCGGCCGCAAGTTTGAAAAGCGCTCTACCTTTGCGACCGAAGCCGAGCTGATCGAATACAAACAAGAGTATGTGGACCGTGAAAAAAGATTAACAAAGGAGGCAAAAACAGATGGTTGAAATGCTGCTCGTGGTTGCGGCCGCAGTTGTAGTTGCTGTGCTGATCATGCTCGCAATCAAGCTCATCTTGTTTGTCATTAAGACTGTAATGGGAATCCGGGAGTAGCCACTAGTGAAAAAAGTAACCATAGCATTCGATATTGACGGTACGCTTCGTGCAAACCGCGAAGAACGGCACCGAACCGAAGTCGAAGCAAACCCACGAATCTTAGAGCAGTTAAGGGCTGATGCGCATAGCAAAAATGTGGAGATACACCTTTGGAGCAATCGGGACGCCGAATACTGCAGGGAAATGCGCGCGCTGTTTGGCCTGCAGAAATACGTTAAAGTATCACACTGCCATAAAAAGGTGTGGCTGCGGGACTGGGTACCCGGCGATTTTTGGCCGGACATTGCTTACGACGATCAGCAGCGTTTTGATGGCGCAGACAAAGTGATTGTAGTGAGGGAGAAATGAGCGACATACAGAAAGCCGCAGACCGGCTAATGAAGTCAGTGGATATTCAACACAACACGGGGCTATATAAGTGCCCAAAGCCTACCGCAATGCAGGTTGCAGTGGTTCTGCACGCCTTAGCCGACCACACGGCCATTATGGACGCACTGGAGCATAGGCCAGACCCTACAAGCCCGTGGGCGAAAGCCACGAGCGTTGGCAGGTGGTTCCATGATGTAGGTGGCAATTTGGAATGGAGGTGATTAGCGAAAATAAACTATAATTGAGGTATGCAAGTGAGAAACAGACTAAAAGACTGGAAAGAAAAACTACCGCTTCTGTCCGACCCAAAGGACCGGCCGAACGACTTTCAGGCACTCGTAATAGGCTGCCTGAATAACAACATGAGCGTTCGGGACGCCACGAGAGTTTTCGGCCTAACCGAAAAGACCGTTAGAGCTTGGCGTGAGGCATACCCTGATCTCAATACAGAGAATGACGAGCGCTACTTTATGCGCCGCGCCCGTGCATTGGGTGCCGATGATGAAACCATAGCCGGGTGGTTCGGCTTTGACCGAGCTGATAAGGTTTCTATGCTGCTAGCAGAGAAGTAGATAACTTGAGCTCAAGCGCAGAAAAGAGCTACATTTGTAGCTCTTTTTGTTTGTCTGGATGGCTATATAACAGTAATGTCTTCTAGGCGCCCGTTTTTGACAGTATAGCTAATCTTCACGGCATTATCCTGCAGAATTTGCACTACTTCGTATGTATCTCCTTGAACAGTAGTATGGGGCGCTGCGTGGTCGACAGTAAAGCCTGGGGGCAATGTGCCGCTTCTTTGATATTCAGCGACTAGTAGTTGAGCATCTTCTTGCGTCATGCGTCCATAATACCATGCCTGGCCAACATAAGCATTTACATCGTGGATGCAATATGTTACGATGCGCTTACATTCATTGATTCTCTCTTCTCTGTGAGGCTATAAACCTAATCGATAGGGTGGTATATGCTAGCCTCACAGCAAACTATTGGGCTTGATGTAGCTCGACGTATAGGTAAGCCTTTAATAAGTAATGTCGCTGACCCATGCATACTGCCTCCTATATCTGATGAAATATACCGTCCTACGCATACCCTTACTTTTATCCTCACCCCCGATAAGACCATTGTCGCAACTCGATTAAATGCCTTTTTCATAAAGTACGACCACCGAAACTATCAAAAGCAACTCGATAGGCTACGGGATATGGTCAGAAACGGCAAGATAAAATCTATAGTTGATTTGATTGACTACTGTAAGTTCAGACCGGGTAACTACAGGGACCAAATGTGCGGCCTTGAGCTTGTACCAACCAAGATGCCGGAGTACATCCATGGCTGAGTTTGTATATGCTGTACTGGCTACTTTCGGTGTGTCGGCACTCATATCGAACTATGACGGTCCACAGGGCGTTCTTGTGCTGCTCCGGGCTCATGTAGCGGCGGCAAGGTGCTGCGTCTGTCTATCTGTATGGTTAGGGATTCCGATTGCTTTACTTACTGGTGTCGGCGTTGTTGGGTATCTAGCAATCGTTGGAACCGTAATCTTGCTTGAGAGGTTAGCATGATCGTCTATACGAGAACGTGCCTACCCTGCACCCATAAGCAGCAATGGCATGCCCTACGAAAGTTTGCTCGAGAACGCGGCATACAAATTGAACAGCGCCGTGTAACCCATAACCCTGAGTGGATGTCGCAGGCTGAAAAGTACGGAATTAATTTGCCATTCATCGTAAACGGCAAGCAAGCATTAAGTTTAAGCAAGGCATTGGAGCTGCTGGAGGAACTATGACAGTAATAGACCTATCGAATCGCAACACAACAAGTAAAAAGACGCCCGAAATTGACTCTTTGTATGTATATGCGACCAGGCACCGCGCCAAGTTCACGCATCGTCACCAGTTAGGCATGGGCTACAAGTACACCAATCACAAGGCAATCATAACCGCCGGCGAAGACGAAATACACATCTACCATCGTACAGCAACCATCAAAGGTATTTCTAAAGGGCTGACTATGGTCACAAAAAATTCAAAAGTCCGTGAGGTACAGAAGTTTTTCACCGAGCAGATTAAAGCAATTGAAGCCGATGCCAAGCTATTTGATATGTTCAGTCATGCAAAGGCTTCGCCAAGTGAACTAGGGATTTACTACACATACTAAAATGCGCGATGTAGTTATTCCATACAAGCGAAACAATTCCGGCGAGCTCGAAGCCTGCCTAAAGCTCATAGAGAGAAACGTGCCGCATCGGAATGTCCACGTTGTTGAGCAATATGATAAATCGCGCTACTCGGAAGTGTCGCACATAAACCAGATATTGAAGCTGGAATGGGCGATAAACAACCTGGCTTTGAGCGATGAGTTTTATCTGTTTAACGATGACTTCTTTGTTATGGAACCAATCATGGGCACCCCATACTTCCATAAGGGCACACTCGCAGATCACATCACAAATAGACGTGGCGGCGGCACATATATCAGGGCGCTCCGTACAACCCAAGAATATTTAGGTCCACTGTCATTATCATATGAGCTGCACATACCATTCCTATTCGATAAAGAGAAACTAGCGAATCTAATCGAAGTGCTGAGGCCGAATATTGCGAGTGGTAAATGCCCGCTTATCCGTTCTGCCTACGGAAATATTTACAAGGTTGGCGGCGAGCGAATGGAAGATGTGAAGAATATCAGAGACTATGTCGGCAAAACATATTTAAGCACTTCTGAGGGTTCGTTCCGGCTGGGCATTGGTGATTATATACGGAGCAAAATATGATTCCTACCGTAGAACTTCTAGCTAAGGGCGGGCATATAAAATCGACTGGCATGCCCATTGTTGGCGAAGGCGGATGCACTTATATCTTACCTAAACCCCAAAATAAAATTGCCGTATGCATAACTACGCGCAATCGGTATGACGCTTTTTGCAATAGCTTAGTCTTTCATGGTAAGAACCGTCCGGAAGGTTCGATACTATTCGTAGTAGATGACGCAAGTGACAAGCCCGTTCGGATCGGTGGCAATTTCTATAGATTCGAGGAGCGGGCAGGTATTCCGAGGGCAAAGAATAAGTGCCTGGAGCTCGCATACAACGCCGGAGCAGACCACATATTTCTATTTGACGATGATACTTACCCTATTACTCCTGACTGGTGGAAGCCCTACGTAGAGCACCCAGCGCCCCATCTTTCTTACATATTCACCGACAAAGGCAACCAAAGGCGCATTGTGAGGGAAATCTACCGCGATGATAAAACGGTGGCGTACAACCACGTCCGAGGCTGCATGTTGTACGTAGAGCGCCGCGTGCTTGATGTTGTGGGCGGATTCGATACTAATTTCGGGCTTGGATATGGAGAGCATGCCGACTGGACGAACCGTATTCATAATGCTGGGCTTACCGCTTACCGCGTCATGGACGTGGTGGATTCAAACAAGCTTATTTACTCCATGGACGAGTTTAAGGAAGTGGGTAGCACGTTCCCGCTGCGGGAAAGGTTAGAAAGATTAAGGGTTAATCGGAGGTATCGCAGGATGAAAGGTAAGGCTAAAGAATATAGGGAGTTTAGAGAGTCGCAATACGCACACGAGATTGCACAGCAGATGATAAAAGAGGCCGGTCTATGAACCGTTGGCTTACATCAGCAGTAGAAGCGTACACAACGCATTTTGGGGCTGTTTCAGAGCCTCTAATCTACGAAGTGGGTAGTAGAGACGGTAATGATGGCTACGAGCTTGCACAGCGTATATCTGACCGCATAAACGACAAGAATATCGTGCTATTTGAGTGCAACCCGCCGCACGCAGAGGCTATTAAAAAAAATTACCCTAACATCACTTTAATCACTGATGCAATATCTGACAAAAAAGGCGAAGCAGAGTTCCTGCAGGTGTCCGGCGCCAAGGACATAGCCGGATCGAGCAGCCTTGATCTCTCCAGGGTCAAAGAGCCATGGATAAAAGACTACACGACAATTAAGGTCAAAACCCGGCGCCTGGATGATGTCATAGAATCACTCGGCCACCAAAACAAAGAGATAGATATCATGAAAATAGACATCGAACACTATACGTGGGAAGCCTTGCAGGGAATGGGCAAATACCTCAGAAACGTAAAAGTCTACCATCTTGAAACTGAGGTTGAGGGCGAAGCTAAAGATAAAACCAACCTAGATATTTTTAAACTTATGGAAGAGAGGGGCTACAAATGTACAGCGCTAGAAAACGAATGGGGCGAACATATTCAAGATCAGGTGTGGGTGAGGGTTTAGCTGATATTCAGTCGCTTGGCGGCCGGTTGATCATTTACGGGGACATAAACGACCCTGTGATGAATTATTTTAATCCGTCCATTGAGTTTATTGGGAATGACCTAAAGATAGCAATCCGGAGTTGTAATTTTACGACCGTGAGGCATAGCGATTGGAAGTTCCTTGACGATGGCGTATATTCCAAGACCGATGTTGTTTATGGTGATGTAGACCCCGACACCCTGGGAATTACGAATCTGCACAAGCTGGAGCTGGAAAACGCCCCGGTCAAAACACAGATAGCAGGGCTTGAGGACGTGAGACTGTTTCCCCGCAAGGACGGTATGCACGCTATAGGCTTTGAAGTGGACCGGGTAACGCCAGTCGAATATCAGAAGTCTGGTATGGCTGAGTATCTCATCAAAGGCAAAAAGCTAATCTATCTTAGGACTCTCAAAAAACCCAACGAAAATATCGTAGAGAAGAACTGGATGCCGGCAAATGTTCCGAGCGATAGCTTTGATTTCACCTATTCCCCTACGCAAGTATGGATGGACGGAGAAGTAATCGGCGAAGCATACGATAGTGAGATACACGGCGGCTCGCAGCTTATCAAACAAAAGGACGGTAGCTATTTGAGCATTGTCCATAACAAAGTGCGTGATCCCCAGCACGGCATGGTATACGACAGGTTCGTGTACATTACCTATCTCGCTCGGCATGATGAAAATGGGCTTATTACCGAGCTCTCGAAGCCCTTCCGGTTCGGAACGTACGAAAACATAGAATTCGCTAGCGGAATGGTCGAACACGGGGACGATTTCATAATCTCTCTAGGGGTCAGAGACTCTAAGATAGCTTTGGCGAGGATAAAGAAAGATATTCTAGTGGACCTATTGCAACCATACGACAAAGAGAACGATGGCACACAAGACCCCCTGATGGTCGTGAAGCGTAGGCGGCAGTTGATGCGGGCGCAGCGGCAGAGAATACCCAGCCGAGCCTAAAATGTAGGTAGATAGGTATTTAGATTTTTAAACCTTATGACAGATAATATTGAAATCGTCAATAACAGAGATGAGCCACTGGAATCAGTAGGTGAAGTTGTCCGTCGTAAAAAAGGTGGCGCCCAACCCGGCAGCGGGCGCCCAAAGGGCAAGCTAAACCAATCAACCATTGATGCTATGGCGGTCAAGAAAAAATACCAAGACAGAATCCGCAAGAATGCCGACCGACTATTCAATGCACAGTTTAGTCTTGCACAAGGCACTCAGATGCTATTTGTCATCCATACCGATTCAAAGGGCCGCAGGGGCAAGCCAGAGCTTGTTACTGACGTAGATTTAATCTCGCGCTTCCTTGATGAGAATGAGGGTGTGGACGGCAGCATGAAAGTTGCCGACTATGCCGAGGGGTCTGCGTGTGACGATTATTTCTTCATCACTACGAAGCTTCCCGACAGCCGCACAATATCCGACATGCTCGACCGCGCCTTTGGCAAGGCAGACGCTACTCTAGATGTTACGACTAAGGGCGAGAGCATTAATCCATACTCCCAACTGTCTGTAGATGACCTACGAAAACTAGCGGGTAAATAATGATCCCTGACGAGGTTAAGCTAGAAGCCAGAAAGGAGCTCGCCCGCCGCTTCTTTTGGGACTTCGAGCAAATGCTGTATCCTGACCTGTATTGCGACGAACGCAAGATATTAAAGCTCGTTGCCGACACGCTACAGGACTTCATTGATAACTCCCCTAAGCATTACCTAGTACTATCGTTGCCGCCAGGCTTCTATAAGTCATTCACAGCCAAGAATCTAGCCATGTGGTTAATGGGCCGCAATCCAAGGAACCGTGTCATTGGCGCCGCTAACTCGGGCGACTTATCAAGCATGTTTTCTACGCAGGTCAGAGACACTATCTTAGGCACCAACTACGGCAAAGGCGGCACGCCATACCCTGAAATATTCCCGGGCACTAAAATCAAGCAGGGATTCGCAACCAAGAGCAAATGGGAGCTTGAGGGAAGCGCAGAGCCGTCTTATCGTGCAACGTCGCCTACATCAGCTCTGACAGGCTCTAGGGCGGATTACTTTATCATCGATGACATTATCAAGAACGCTACCGAGGCTCTTAATGCCAAGGCACTTGAAGATCACTTTAGCTGGTACAGGAACACGCTGTTTTCCCGCGCCGATGGTGATAACTATAAATTCATATTCGTTATGCAGCGGTGGGCCACTAATGACTTGTCGGGTAGAATCATCAAATTCTATGGCGATGATGTAGATGTAATCGACTTCCCCGTAGAAAAGGATGGCGTGCTGCTGGATGAAACCATTGTGAGTCGGGATAAGCTTGCCGAGGCTCAAAGAACGCTGGCGCCCGAAGTATTCAAAGCCAACTACTACCAGCAGCCCGTGGACATCGAGGGTAGGCTTTACGAAGGGTTCAATGAGTGGAGCAAATTGCCTGACGTTCCTATTAAACGCAACAACACTGACGTTGCAGATGAGGGTACGGACAATGTCTGTTCTATCAACTGGCTGGAAGTTAAAACTGATGATGAGGTCAAAGTCTACGTCACTGACATTTATTACTCACCGGACAAAGCTGAGATCACTGAACCGGAAGTAGCTAAGATGATTAACGCTGGTGACATCACCGAAGCAGAATTTGAAAGCAACAATGGCGGTAAAGGGTACGCCCGGAACATCGAGCGTGAGCTACACAAGCTGCAGAACTACAAGACTGTCGTTACGTGGACACCGCAAACATCAAACAAAGAGGCTCGCATCTTGGCTTCAAGCGCATGGGTTGGCAAAAACGTCTACATGCCGCCGAACTGGACTAGCAAATATCCAGAGTTTGCTGCAGAGGTGCTTGGGTATGTGGCCGGTGGCAAGAACCTGCATGATGATGGCGTTGATGTACTGGCTACTATTTACGAGCGTGCGGTTAACGTGCAGCCTCTTGAGTATGGCGGCGTGCGTTAATTCAGCCCCTACATACTAATTAGTAGAAATGAGCCTCAAATCATACACAGCGGGTATAGTCAGTGCCATAAAAGGCAAACCAGCCATGATTACAGTGGCTGATTTAGGCTGGAATAAGATAGCGATGGGTTCTACGTATGGCGAGTTCAAGTCAAACGATTACGAAAACGCCTACCCCTCCATAACGAAGATAACCAACAAGTTCATGAAGATTCGGCCATACGCTGTTAATGCGGATGGCGAGAAAGTCAGTACGACCCCCGCTGTCATCAATGCACTCTACCACCCAAACAAACTGAACAGTTCAGTGGAGTTCCGTGAGGCTCTATCGCTTATGTACCTCGTGCATCCAAAGACGCACATTCTCGTATGGCGTAAAGAGGGCGGCAAGATCGTTCCTGGCGGTAAGATTACGGCAAACAATATTGCTGGCTTTTCTTTCATGGAAGGTGTGGCGTGCGTCACTGTTGACGGTAAGACCACATACACAATCACCACTCAGAGAGGCAGCGCCACATACACTGATGATGAGGTCATTACGCTCAGGGGATTAAACCCATACCGCATCAACACGGGTGGCTTCTCGCCAACACAGGCGGCGTGTAAGTGGACTACGATTGATGATTACATTGCTCAGTACCAAAAAGGATTCTTCAGGAATGGCGCAGTTCCATCCGGTGAGTTTATCATCACGGCCGCCACGGCAAAAGAGTTCAACGATATGGTCGATAAGATGCAGGAAAAGCATCGCGGCGCAGACAATAACAATAACATCATCTACACCCATCGCCCTATCGACAAGGCCACAAACAAGCCAGCCCAGGCTCAAGTCGAGTGGGTGCCTTATTCTGTTTCAAACCGTGAACTGTCGCTTAAAGACCTGTTCGACCAGGCCAACAAGAAGATCGACTCATCATACGGCGTACCAGCTTCTATCCGTGGCGTTGGCGAAAACAATAACTACGCTACAGCCCGAACCGACCAGCAGAACTTCATGGAGAATGTTGTTGACCCTATCGCACTAAAGATATGGACCGGCTTCACTCATGAGCTAAACCGCATTACCGGCGGCCTGGGTGTGGCTATCTCTTACGACATCGTAATTCCACAGCTTGCAGATGAAGAATATGTCATAGAACAGCGCGACCAGATTCGTGATGAGCGGGTGCAAGCGTGGCTCGATAAAGGCTATTCCATAACCTCCATCAAGGCATACATGGACAGCGGCGATTTAGAGGACTTGGAGGTAGCAGAAGTTACCGAAGTTACCGAAGATGATCCAGACGTTGATGAGGGTAATGAGGTGTCGAAATCACCCGACCCTAATGCGCCAATCAAAGCGCAAAACAAAGAGGCAGCGAAAAGCACAAACCCAAAAGCGAAGTAAGCCCCGACCCATCCGTTGATGCTGAACTTGTCCCTTACGAGCAAGACATTGAAGCGAAGCTAAACGCTCAGATTGACCGACAGGTTGCACGAGCCACTGACAACGTAACCGATGAAGCCTCAACCGATCAGGAGGATAACGATTTATCTGAGGCTATTCTGGCTACTCTACTGCTGGCTCTACTTATGCGCGGCTCTACGCAGTACAACAACGGTATTGGCCTAGCCTTGGCTGCAGGGGTAGATATATCCGGCACAAGCAAGTTTGTTGGTTCAATGACCGATGACGATCAGACTCGTATGCTCGAAGTCGTGCAGGGATTCAACAGCGATACCGACAAGGGTATTCAGAAGCTACTCGCAGACGCTAAAGCGGCCGGTAAGACCCCAGATGAAACTAGGAAAGAGCTAGAAAGCTTTACGGCCCAGCAAGCCGACCGCGTTGAACGGTTCGCCAAGAATGAAGCATGGCGTATCAGTGAGATTGGTGGCCTACGGGCTATGACTCAGCTAGATGGTGAGCTTCCGAGTGCTGGCATGTATAAGACGTGGACTGTACAGGCAAGCGCCTGCCCTATTTGCCTGGATTACGCGGGAATATCAGTAAAGGTAAAACAGCAGTTTTTCGGCGGCATAGATGGGCCACCAGCTCACGTCACATGCCGGTGCATGCTCACCTACTCAGTGGTCAAAGAAGACGCTACCGGCAAGCTAGAGATGCACTGTGCATCATGTGATCGATTTTTAGGCATTACGGACAGAACGGAAACTAACGACCAGATCAAATGCCCAAACTCTAAATGCCGTGCGCTCGCTGTGCCTGTGCTTAGGGTGTTAGTTCAGCCTCTTCACAATAGTAAATAGAACCGAACGAGCAAAGTTCATAAAGAGCGCTAGGGAGTGTTCTAAAACTTAACAATTAAGGAAGTGCTATGAAGAAACCATTTATGCAGGTTGCTTCTGATGGTGTTTACGAAGTCATTATAGAGGGCATAATTTCTAGCGAATATTGGTGGGGTGATGAATTTACTCCAGACATGGTTCGCCAGGAACTTGCAATCGCAGGCGGAAACCCGATCAGGATTATCATCAATAGTCCTGGCGGCGAATGTTTTGCGGGCGCAGCTATCTACAATGCTCTGTTGCAATACCAAGGACGCAAGACTGTACGGGTTGACGGCGTAGCGGCTTCAATGGCAAGTGTGATTGCTATGGTAGGTGACGAGATTCACATGTCTCCCGGCTCTACCATGATGATTCATCGTCCGTCTGTGCTAGCTGCGGGGAATGCAAATGACCTACAGAAAGCTATCGAGATGCTTTTAGCGCTCGAAGAGACAATCATCCCCATTTACGAGAAACGCACTGGTTTATCGAAGGATGAAATCTTTGCACTGCTCGATGCAGAAACATGGATGTCGCCCGAGAAAGCTATTGAGCTCGGATTTGCGGATAAGTTGGACGAAGAACCGGCGCCAAGCACCAATGCCTTTGACAAGATTAAGGCCATGCTCACCAATGAGCAGTTCGCCTTTTCTATGTCAGCCGTCCACAAATCCCTAGAGGATTATGTGGCTAAAGCCGAAGCATCCGAAGTGGAAACCGAAGTACAGACCGAGGAAACCACGGAGCCTGAGACTCCAAAACCCGCAGAAGAAACTGCTGTTGCAACCGAGGAAGTTGCCGAGACTGAGGAAGTCGAAAGCGTTGCAGAGACGCCAGTGGAAGAGGAAGTGACTGAACCTACCGCCGCTGAAACCAATAAGCCAGTCGCAAAGGTAAATGATATGACTAAAAATATTGCCGCAGATACTGTTGTAGAAGCACCGGCCCTAGCCGATCCTGCTGTTGCAACTGTAAACAAAGAGGGCGTCACGACTCGTGAAGCCAAGAAAATGGTTGCACTAGCATTCGCTGCTGCATACAAGAAAGACACTAAAGAATTCAACCGCATCACCGAAGAGTTGAATGCAAAGATGGTGATCGACGGAACCAATACGGAACTGTTCGGTTCGCAAATCTTTGATACCGACATTCGTAACGCATATCTAAACGTCGGCCGCGTTGGTCAATTGGTTAACCGCATTGATCTTGAGGGCGCAGGCTCATTCAAGATTCTCGTTGAGGAAGCCGTAACCGCATTTGCCCCAACTTCGCTTGGTGGCGAAAAGGACGTGGACACCCCATCATGGGTTCCTGTTACCTGGGCTCCACACGAATGGTCGAAGATTGTGCCTTGGCTGGATGGTGTACAGCGCCGCTCACCGCTCGCAATGTACTCGCTCATTGTTAACTACATCGCTCGTTCACTCGCTTTGACCGAAGACACTATCATCCTGACCTACGAAGGTGAAACTGTTGACGGCGAAGTGTTCCCCGCCACTGGCCTTGTTCCAATTTTGATAACTGCTGGCCGCGTAACGTCTGTTGCAAGCTATGACTCTGGTGATGTAATTCGGGCACTTGGCGAGGCTTACGGAAAGGTTAAGAGTGATTTGCCTCTGACCATCGTAGCCAACCGCACCACTTGGGGTCTGCTTGCTACTTCCATGGATGCAAATGACCACCCAGTCTTTACGGTAGTTGGCGACCAAGTTTCTGCCGGTGCCTTGGGCACGTTCAAGGTCGTTCAGTCGAGTGTGCTTGAAGATGGCGATGTGGTCATCGGTGCCCTCCCCGACTACACGTTGGCAACTCGTGGTGATGTGGACTACCTATTCAGCCGCGAAGCTACCATCGGTAGCGGTGAAGGTGCGCTTAATCTGTTCACGCAGAACGGTTCAGCTGTACGTGCTTCTATCGAGTACGATGGCCGTCCTGAGCGAAACACAAGCTTCCAGTTGCTTGAATTCGCGAGTGAATCTTAATAGAGGTGTAAAGGGGTCAAACTGATGGACCAAGCACAACTTGAAGCGCTGTTAGGGCGACCCCTAACCTCTATGGAGGCTAGTAACCTCGAATTGTACCTTGAAATAGCACAGGAAAGCCTTGAGGAGCTGCTTTGCATCTCGCTAGATTCCGCACCGGATGATAGTACAGACCCGGCGGAAGAAACGAGGACGTTCGACATACGAGAGGGTTATGGTACGGTATTTACCGATATATTCGCAGGAATATCCGAGGTAAGCGTGGATGGTGTTACAACCACCGATTATTACCCGGCATTCTGGGATAAGCGAAATAGCCCGTACTATAACTCAATCGTGCTGGATGGCTGCAGCGGAAAAACCATATCCATTACCGGATATTGGGGCTTTGACGAGCTGCCGAGCGATCTGAAGCTGCTTCTGGCGCAATTATTTGCTAACACTAGCAAAAAATATGTAGCCGGAGGCGATAATGTCAAAAGCAAGCAAGTTGAGGACTTCCGCATTACCTATGGTGATCTGACTGATGATCAGACGTTCCTGAATGCCAATGCTCGCACCATTCAGAAGTACAGCATGTGCAATATAGGATACGTAAGGCATGGCAAAACATGCGCCAGGCATGGAGTACACGACTGTGGATACTGTATTTGATGTATTCGAGCAGGTTTCGTACCAATTCCTAGAAGTATCTAGGGGTGGTGTGTACGGCAACCGGATTACTGCAACGCACGATGCGATGGGAGTATTTAAGCTTCGCAATTCTATGGTGCAGCAGCAAAACCAGGAGCTACGTCAATCTGCCGCCGCCCTTCACATCCATCCAGACGAATCTTTTATTGCCGACATCACCACTGCCGGCAAAATACAGTTCGTAGGCAATGGTGTACGGGTTGCGGGAGTCGACTACGAGATCATCGGTAACACTGGTGGTGACAACTATGATGATGGCGAGCGTGAACATTACACACTTACTCTGCAAAATGCTGACTATTCAGATTACGAGGAGGAATCGTAATGGGGGGCTTTACATCAAACTCACGCGCTTGGTTTGCCGAGGAAACTCGCGTTTTGAAACGCGCAGAGGAGGCCATGGCTGGCGTTATCGTCACGAGAGCAACAATACTCGCACCAAAAGAAAGCGGCGCACTAGGCGATGATGGGCGCGTTGAAACGGGCTCTGACGGGCACCATTCGGCAGTGTTTGGTGACGCATCTGTGCCATATGCACGGCGCCGGCACTTTGAAAACAAAAAGAACCCGCAGACGCTTAACTACTTGCAAAAGGCCGGTGATAGCGTCGCAAAAGAAAACGTTAAAAAGTATGTGGATATGGGTCGTTGACCATGATTACGCTAAGTTTTTTGAAACTCCTTGAGACTGAGGGCTTTGGCACGATAGACACTGATCTGTTCTTTCAAAAGCTAACTTTGGATAAAAAGGGTGTTTATATCGCAGATATAGGCAACCCAGTCGCCAAAGGAAGCCGAGATACGCAGTCGTATGAGCTATTAGCTAGGGGCACTAGCGATGTTGACGGCTACCAGAAATTAACTGCTATACGCAAGTATCTGGTACGAAACTACTCAACAATCTGCGAATTGCCCGCTGTTCCACCGATAACCGATGAGGCTTACACCAATGTCGAGTTATCCAAACCATCAACAATAACCAATGTCGGCTTAGATGCCCAAAACAGAATCATCTATAGCATGACGGGAACAATAATCTTTAAGGAGAAATAATATGTCAGTTCCAACTAGCTCCGACCCTATGGGCGGCAAACTTAGTGTCGAAATTAATAGTGTAGTCATTCCTAGCTTTATGCTTGGCTCGGTATCGGCGAATGTGGCGCAGCTGTTACGTACTAGCGACCGCCTGTCCGGTTCTACCACTACGCCCAGCAACCAGCTCGACAACCCATCGTTTGACATCGCGTTCTACCCGAACAACTGGTCAGACTTGCGATATTTCATGCCTGACAACATGGACGGTGATTCATTCGTGCTTGGGGGTGCCGACTGCACGCTGCCAGCCACGGTGCCAGTAGTTTTGCACTATGAGTGCGAGGATGATGAAAACCGTGACGTGAATATCCCAGTTGCCCGCGTTTCATTCGAGGACAAGAGTGAGCGCAACGCTACTGATGACCTTTCGGTACTGATTCACATCTACCCGCAGCCGAACGAGCTCGGCCAAGTCGTTTACGGCCCGATGCCTACGAGCTAAGTCGCGCGGATCGTGCATTTAAAAAGCCCCTATCTTGGGGCTTTTTCTTTATTCAATCTTACAACTTATTGCCCCGCCCGTAATGTATGAGGCACCCTTATTGGTCACGGTGAGCATTGCTAGACCATCGTATGATTCGCCTGGCTGTATTTCATTTGGTGACTTGAACCCAAAATCATTGCCGTGGTAGGTTCGGGAGGAATCGTATACCTCTATATCGCACGATGATTTGCCGGCATGGTCAGTAGTATTTGTGACGGTGTACTCCTGGGTTATCGATGCTGGGTTCGTGACTCGGTAGCTTCCTAGGTGGGCCTCAATCTTGGCAGTGCTTTGTGATGGGCCACCGAATACCCGAAAACATATAAAACCTATGATTGCCAGCACTACGAGGGCAAAGACTACCTGCCCAGCACCGGATAACGGCTTTTGTTTCTCTAACTTCCTTTTCTCTTTTTGGTACGTTTTGTAGTCGATCTGCCCGCTCTTCTTGAAGTCTTCCAGCTCAGCTACTTTATTTTGCCACTCTTCCAGTCTCTTATTTGTAGGTTTAACGTGTGGTTCGCGCTTCATGGTGCGAGTATAGCACCGCTTTCAGCCTATCCATAATTATGGATAGGTAACACCTTAATAATTGTGCGAAAGCATTGACGATCCAGGAGGATTGTATGGAGAGCGAAGTAAGCATCTCACTAAATAATATTCAGAATATTAAGACGGTTAACATCGTTGGAATCGGTGTTGTTAGGGTTAGGAAACTTGGCGCCGGTGAGGAATTAGACCTATCGGCCAAAACGAGGCAGCTCGGCAAACTCGTAGCCGAGCTAAGCGACATGGACTTTACGAAGTTTGATGCAAACAAGCCGGGGGACGTGGGGAAGCTTGCAGAGCTTTCCAAAAGGGCTGAGGCTATCGCTGACGAGATTGAGGATATTCAGAGATTTGAGTTTGACACCTTTAAGCGGTGCTTCTCTGATGATGAGAACGGCAAGGTTGTTGACGCTATCATGAATACCCTTACTAACGAAGAGCGAGGAGAGCTGTTCAAGCAGGTATTCGGCCGCAAGAAACAGGTTGATGCGCCTGCTGCCGTTACTCCGGCTCAAGAAGTCGATAAGTCTGGAGAGGTGACTACCAATGAGCAGTAAGTCATTGCTCGACCTTATGCCCAAAGCCGAAGCTGAAAAGGCAATCAAGCGCGGGCAAGAACGTATGGCGCGACAACGTGCAAAAAAAAGCGTAGATATTTCTCCTGAGATATATATGGTTGCTGAGTTCGGCTACTACTTCGGGTGGGATGCCATGATGGCAATACGCCGGGGGTATACCGTAGAGCCTGGGACCAATAAAAAAGAGCCGCTAACCTTGGATGAGGCGCTGGTTCTGTTGGAAGGTGCTCGCAAAGTCTGGTACGCAAAGCTTATAGAGCAAGCTCACAGTTCGGTTGTGGGCAATAGTTTCCGTTCTGCTTCAGGGTCATTTGACAATGCCATTAAACCTTTTGCAGAAAAGTCGGAAGTAAAGGGCTAGTATGTCGTCGGGAACAACTACAGTTGGGGTTGTAAAATATGATGCAATCATAGATTTGCCGCAGCTTAAGAGTTCCCTCGCCGAAGCAGACAAATTAGTACAGAAATCATACGATAACCAGGCAAAGGCCGCTAAGAGCGCCGCTAAAGCCTCAAGTAGTCCTGGTTCTACGTCTGGTGGCACGGCCACTTCTGATGCCGAAGCCCGTGTTGCTGCCATAAAAAAAGAGGCTCAGGACACTGTAACCGCATTGTCAAAATATGCTCCACAGGTTCAGAAACAGTTCTTAACCGTTCAGCGGGCCAACAACCAAGTTGCCAGCGCGACCGATAGAAGCACCGCAGCTATACAAAAATATGGTGAAGGGTCTGTGCAGGCGTCGGCAGCGTCACGATCACTCGGCGTTGCTATACAAAACCAGTCTCAGCAGCAAAATAAGCTGAATGCAATGCTTGATGGGAGCAATGAGAAGACTTCTAATTTTTCGGGCGGTTTATATAAATCTCTAGCAGTATTCGGCACTGTAACGGCAGCAATTTATACGGTACGTCAGGCTCTCTCTGTATTCGGGAGCGCCGTGCAGGCTGCCAATCAATACCAGGCTTCACTTACGGGGCTTTCGCGTCTGTCTGAAAGATTCGGTTACGACCAGAATCTTGCGACGCAGGCTGCACAAGACTTGGCGAGTGACGGTCTTATTACTGTAGCAACTGCCGCACAGGGATTACAGACGCTCCTTAATGCGGGCGTTGGTCTGCCTCAAGCCATACAGCTGATGAAAGGGTACAAAGACCAGGCAGCATTCGGCCGGTCAAGCACTATAGATTTCGATACTGCAGTCGGCAACCTAGCGGAATCGTTCTACACGGAAAACTCTACCATAGGCAACTTATCTGGTCAGACTGAAAACTGGAACCAAATTCTTGAATACGGCGCCAGTGTGATGGGTAAAAACGTTGACCAACTATCTGCAAGTGAAAGAGTGCAGGCAAAACTAATCGGTCAGCAGAAGCTCAATAACGTAGTTCAGGGAGATGCCGCCGTATATGCCGAGACTAACGCCGGAAAGCAGGCCGAGCTCAATGCTGTTTTGAAAGAGGTACAGCAGACAATCGGTGGCCTTATCAATGAAATCTCTGGTGGCCTTATTGGCGCTCTCGGTGGTATGAGCAAGGGCACGCAGGATTCAATCATATCCTGGGGCGCAGGACTCGTTACATTCTCGGCATTCGTATTTCTTGTGCCGAAGATTATTTCCGGCATTAAAGCAATCATAGCTACCATGAAGACGCTGACGATTGCTAGCGCACTATCAAGCGGTGGTTTGACGGTCTTGCTGGGCGTGCTCGCCGGTGTGGCCGCTTCAAGCTACATTGATCAGCTTACGCAAGGGTTAGATGATGCCGACACATCTGCCGACTCGGCCGCTGGCAGCATAAACCAAATGGATGCTGGGCTTTCAACCGCATCCGACAATGCAAAAGATGTCGCAAAGCAACTGAAAAAAATTAGCGAAGAGGCGCAGCAGGCGAATGACGATTACCGGTATTCACTGGCTCAGCTAATCCAACAGAAGAACGAGGATATAGCATCGCTCACAAAAACCCTTGCCGATGAGAAGAAAGAGTACGACGATTCCTACAATGAACGGCTCGCCTCTTTCAATAAATCCCAAAACGATGAGCTTGTCTCGCACCAGGAAAAAGTTAGGGCTTTGCAGAGTCAGATCGACTTTCTGACCAAGTACAACTCCGCAGCCAATAATAAGCAGGTTGCCGACCTCAAGTTCGCATTGGCGCAGGAAAACGCTCAATACCAGCAAAGCACCCAGGATGCCCAGGATGAGTTTGATACCCAGACGCAATCGGCTAAGGACCAATACGAAGAACAGCGCCAAGAGCACCAGAAAGAGCTGGACGCCGATCTAGCTTTGCTCCAACAGCACCGACAGGACGTTCTAGATGTCCAAAACGTTATGGTGCTCGACGAAATTGACTCGCTCAAAAAACAGCGCGACGCTCAATTGCAATCTTTGCAGGAGCAGAGGCAGGATATAATCGACACCCTTACGGATGCCGGTTCAACGGCCGGGACTAATGCTGCAGACGCATTCAATAAGGCGTTTGGCGCCGAGGGTATCTACTTCGATACCGCAACTAACTACAAAGTGCAAAAGGTTAAAGGCCAGACCATTGTTACGCCGGAGTTTGCAACCGGTGGCTTTACTGGCAGTGGCGGCAAATATGATGTTGCAGGTGTTGTCCATGCTGGTGAGTACGTCTTGCCGCAGGAGCAAGTCAACCAGGCAACCGGCCAACCTGACTGGAGCAAGATTGGTGGCGGTAGCCAGAGCGTTGTCGTGAATCTCTCTCTTGCGGGTATCATGACATCAACAAAATCAGATGAGCGGGCTATCGCAAAGAGAATGGCAAAACTGATAAATGAAGCTGTTAAATCAAAAACCGGCAAACCGGCAATAGTAGGGGTCTAACATGGATTACACAATATATCTCACCGATTCAGCAGGAACACATGAGCTTCCACCTTTAGAAGTGCCTCTGACGCGCGTAAAGAACGAAATCACGACTACCGTTACTCCGCTGAGCGGTAACGTGTATGATGATTTTTTGGCTACCAAGCGCGTTTGGTCACATACCTGGGCTTTTCTATCGAAGGATGAATACGATCTGCTGGATGCAATCTATGAGCGCATGAAATCGGAGTTTACCTACCCGCAGCTAACGATTGACGGCGAAGATGTCACGGACTTGGTGGTGAAGTTCACTTTGGGCCCGAAAGACATCATCGATGACTGCGGCAATGTGTCAGGCGTAACCGTTTCATTCCAGGAAACGAGGCAGTTAGGTTCATAGCAATGCAGACGGTCAGCGATAGATTCAATGAATTAGCAGAGGGTGACATACGTCCCATATCATGGGGCGCTATGATGGCGTTTACCAAAGAGTTTGATGATGACACCACATTCTTTACCCTCGACCAATCGACGTTGGACGGCTCTGATTTGCTCGCACAGGCTGATGACAACCCCATCCAGGCATGGGATTTTTACAAATATACTGATTTCACTGACCGCCTGATTTATGTGTCGATAGAGCGTAGCCTGGACTTCCCATACTCAGTAGTGTCTGCAATAGCTGATTTCCAGCTCAATAACTACGATAGGTACTTTACGCCCAACTCAAGTTCGCCAATAGCAAGCTATATATTGCCGAAACGCCCTGTCAGGCTGTTTCAGGGCTTCTCCAACACGGTTTTGCCGCAATTCGTAGGTCTTACCGAGGGAATGCCCGAAATAAGCCGTACAGACGGTACAGCGACGTTTACAGCCAATGATTTCCTGACATGGATTTATGACATGCCAATCCGGAATACGATTGCCATGCAAAACGTCACAACCGATGAGGTTTTGGCAAATGTATTTACCCAGTTTGGGCTATCTTCAAGCCAATATGATCTGGCTAAAGGCAGAAACCGCATACCATTCCTATTCTTTGAGCGAGATCAAACGACGGCCGGTGACATCATACGGCCGCTTATGCAGGCCGAAATGGGGCTATTATGGCTCGACGAGCAAGGGGTTATAAAGTTCCGCCCGCGCCTGCAGCAGCCGAGCGAATCTATATACATTTTTGACCATGATAACATTGTCGATATCGAGACTTCCGAAGACCAACAGCTAATTAACCATGTCCGAATAAATACCGATGTCCGCGAAGTACAGGAGTTCCAGGTGGTTTACTCAAAGACTACTTCGGATACGACTCTGCATGTCGTGCCGGCCGGTGACACCTATGTATTTTCCGCAGAGCTTTCAGACCCCTGTCTAACTATTGAAGACCCTACGTTCGGCCAGGATTCAAGCGTTTCATGGTTTACGGCCGCGCTTCCGGATGGCACGGAAGTCTCGACCGGGGTATCCGTAGTGTCTACAGAGCTAAAAACAAACTCGTTTGATATCACATTCAGCAACTCAAACGGCTTCTCTGTGGATATAAACCAGCTCAATCTATGGGGGCAGCCAGCGAAACAAATAGGTGTTGAGCCCGTCGTTTACGATTCGTACGATGACGATTCAGTACTGAAATACGAAGAGCAGTTGCTTTCGATAGACAATAATTTCATTCAATCCGTATCGCAGGCCGATTCCCTCGCGCTGACCATCCTGGATGAGTACGCGGAGCACAACGACATAATAACCATGGAAGTTAAGGGGAATCCAGCGCTGCAGCTCTCGGACATTGTAGAAGTGGACTACGAAGAATACTCGGGTGAATATAGAGTTATAGGCACATCAAATAAAACTCAAGATTCTAAGTTCACTCAGATATTGACCTGCAGAAAATATACACCGCGCCATTGGTTTACTCTGGATCAATCAGCTCTAAATGGAACGGATGTTTTAGCACCGTAGGGGGAAATATGGCAATTATCAAGAAGATTACTCAACCTGGAAATAGCACAATATCTACCCTCGACGGCAGGGTACGGCTCGAGACGGGGCGAAACCGACTTGTATCAACCGATTCAGAGACTAGCAAAGAGCTCAATGTAATAGACGGCCAAGGCATTAAAACCCTTGATGACGGCAGCGAAATAGCTAGGAGTGGACACTTGCCGGACGGTTCAATCACTCATGCGGTAGCTAATCCCGGGCACACCATTGATGATGCGATAACCCCATGATCGATAGAACGAAGCTAAAATATTTCGGCGGCGACAGGATGGACCAGATTATTGGTTACTTTACGGGCACTATTAGTGTTGGCGCCCCGACTCTGGCGCAAGGAAAATTATCCGTAACAGACCCTAAGACGCACCCATTCGGCGATAGCGTTTATTTCAGGGGAAGATTTACGGTCGATGGAGGCGCAACCTGGAATGATTTTGGGGCGCAAACACCTATACTCACCGGCACTTTCCCTACTTTTCAGACGGCAGATTGTAACGCCACTTCAGATGCGAGTGCGATCTACATAAAGGCTACTAGCTGGTATGACTTCTCCAACTCAACAAGCCATGCATATACCTTTCAATATGAAGTCTTTGCCATTGCAAAGAATGTTATGGCAAAGCCAATTGCGCCAATCGAGACAGCGCAAAAACTGTCCTTATTCACCAAGAATAACTACCAAAAAATAGCACTTGCGAATAGCGTAGCGATATCCGTAGCCAGCGGTTCTACTGGCGGCCCAACCATAAACTATGATCTTAAGAAAGTACCAACAGTGCGGGCTTGGTTTTTCCAAGGCACATCACCGGGGGTCTGCAGGCCATTAACTCCAGATGACACCCTAGTAAATTACAGTCAGATTACTCCGCAAATTACTACATCTTCTGTCCAGTTTTTTGTTGATGCCGGTTCGACTTTCGGCGGTGCCCCAGCCACCGTAGGAACAATTGAGTATAGGATTTACTATGATTGACACTAATAAGAGCCAGTACGCAGGCCAATATTCAGGATTCGCAAACAAAGACATAGATGTGCCATTTTCCGCATCATATGCAGGAGGTAGCTTGACGGCTGGACATTATGCCGGTCCTGTCAGGGCAACGGTTGCGCTTGATAATTCGGATGATATTAGTTCGATAAAGGTCAAACTTACAGGTCTTGAATCATTCTATAGGATGCTGGAGGGAACATTTTATAAAAACTTCCCTAATTCTGCGTCCCCATCGTACCAAGTAGAGCTATTCAGCTACTACAAAGGCGGTCTACTGTACGTGGATGCTTATATATCGAACCAAAGTCAGACAGGCAGTACGGTGACTGTTCCGGCGTTTACTATGGACTGTCTGGCTTGTCTTTATCAGACGCCAACTAGGGTTGGCTAGACCTGACGTTGATCCCACATAGGCCGGGTGCGCCAAAAACGACCTGACCGGCTAGGAATTGCTTGAGCAGTGGGAAGTTTACCAATGAATCGTAGTCGCCATACAAGTTGGCGCTGGTGAACGCCCTATCGAAGCATGTCGTTGACTGATAGACGGCACCTTGGCCATATGTTGAGTTAACGTAATCTGTAATAACTCCCATAATTTTTGCTTTGTTCTCATCGGGCGTTGGTGCTGCAGGTGTTACGGGAGTAGTTTCTGCTTGCTGGGGAGCTTGTGTCGCAGTTGTATCTACTGGAGCCGTTGTCGCGGGTGTCTCTGTTTCTGTCGTTGACTGCACACTTGCCACACTCTTTTTTGGCGCAGGTGTATTGCTTGTAAGGGCATGTACGGTTATGCCGCTTCCAACAATAACAATTGCTGCTGCCGCACCGATGACAAGTCCTTTTCTTAAGCTCAATTTCATGTTCATATATATACCACAAAACACTTAAATAAGCAAGCTATAGCTGTTTCAGCCTAGCCATAATTAAAAATATGGATTTGGTAGTAAGCAAGATTGTGAGCTTGAAGTGACTGATGGGCACGGAATAGCAGCAATTATTGGTGCCACAGGTGGGGCAGTCGTTACTTTCATAGGCGCATGGTTCCGCCAGCGTAGACTCTCGGCCCGCTCAAAGAATATATCCATGGTAGACAACTACCAGACACTTTACGTCGAGCTACGTAAGGAGATTGGCCGCATACGCGAAGAACAGATCGAAGAGCGCAAACAATGGTCTAATGAGCGCCAGTCCTTTAACGAAAAAATCGACAAACTGCAGGAAATTATCAGAACCCAGGATAAGGCTTCGCACGCCAAAGACATTGAAGTAACGGAGTTACGCGGCAAGGTCGAATTACTGACCACTCAGCTTGAGATTTATAAAGATGCGCATATCGCAGCTAAGAACGTAACGATAAAGACATAGGAGAAATTATGTTTGAACAACCAGTAACCCCGAACCTTGATCCGTATATGTATGACGATAACGGGACATTACTTAGAGACTGGCTTGGTTGGTGTATGAACTACGTTCGTACAGCCTTTGGTGTAGCGAGGAAGATTCCTAGTGCCTGGCAGTCATGGGCCGCCTCGAGCACTCAGCATGCCGACAGGAATTTCCCTAAAAATGTGTATTTTGCCGTCTACTTTTCGTATTTTGCTAACCTCGACGGCACCGGCGTTAAAAACTGGGGCCATGTAGTCATCTGTCTAGTGCATGATGACGGCTCAATGGAGATTTGGTCTGCTCCTATCTCGCACAAGCCATTTGCTGACAAATGGAGCTCTATTGAAGAGGTAGAGCGCAAATATGGCGTTACATTCGCCGGATGGACTGAAGATGTGAATGGTACGCTTGTCATCCAACCTGCAGCGGCTGCTCCAGCTACTCCGCCAGCCCAAAAATATGAAGTCGTTGAAACCTACCCCAATGGCAAACAGATTCAGCTGAACAAGCAGCCGACCAACCTGTGGGGCATGAATTATGACTTTGACTACATGGCGGAACATCCGGTCGAAGTACACAACCAGGGCGAAATATGGGTCGTAACGAATAAGGTTCATCATGCGGATGGTTACGACTACTACCGGCGTGATGGACAGGTAGATGGGTTTAATGTTCTGGATTGTGACGACTACACGCCACCTGCACCCGATCCTGTTCCTGCGCCGGAACCGGAAGAACCTGAACCAACTCAGCCCACCGAACCTGTGACACCACCAGCAGCCCCAGAAGAGCCCACGGAGCCGACAGCTCCAGAACCGAATGAGCCGACATTGCCCGAACCTGGCACCGTAGTTCAGCCTGATCAGCCGGCACCGACTACGCCGACAAAGACAAAAGTCATTGTGCCTCCGCCACATGAGTACTACACGGTTTGGCAATTACTCGTAGCCACCTTTAAAAGAATGGGTGGCAAACTGCAGCCGATCATAGATACAGCTAAAGACCAATGGAACAGCCTCCCTGACGGCGTGAAGCGGGTTGTGCATGCCGTTTGGCAAGCAGTAGGTGGCGCAGTCCTGACGGCCGTAACAGCCCCCCACAGCACTCTTGATGTGCAAGGTGGTCTATTCACGGCATATACTGCCGGACTATCGGCTGCAAAGAATGCCATCGTTACATGGGTTAAAAATCGAGCTAGCACGCTTTAATTGAGTGATCTTAATTAATGATGTTGCCACCTACCAGGAATATTGTTATTAGCCTTCCCGTAGCCACACTCGATCCGCGACCAAAGAACCGCGCTACCCGCCGGCATCGTATATTCGGAAAGGGCGGTAAGCGATTACGTGAGTGGGGCTTACGCTGATTGTCGGCACCACTTAGAAAAGGAGGGGTACAATTTGTACCCCTCCTTTTAGTTCGACACTCTGGCTGGGAGTGCTGTAACGGCCAGTAAGCTTGCTACTGACGCCATCACACTAGGATATGCGCAGATAACGAGCAATAAGACAAGTACATCTTCATCTGGAACGCAAATTTCTGGTCTTACCACTACTGTTACTACACCCGGTAGCAGAAGGATAAAGATAACGGTGTACGTATACGGCATGTTCAATAGCACCGCAGCCAGTAATTATGGCTTGAGCCTATGGGATGGCACTGTCGGTAGCGGCACTCAGCTCCAGGCAGCCCAGCTCAACAACTCATTAGGCAGCTCTACACAGCAGAACCTGACCGTTCCTGTCACTATGGTCTGGGTAAGTAATTCAGCCCCAGCCGCTGGCTCAAAGACCTACAATGTGGCTGGCTTTACCTCATCGGGCACCCTAAACGTCCCAGCGAGCTCTACAACTCCTGCGTTTATATTAGTCGAGGCAATCTAGCCTACCGTCTCTGCCATAAAGGTAATTGGTGAGCTTGAACTTGCTAGAACATTCCCTGTCCCAGAGCCAACGCTACCCTTTATAGAAAATGTCTTGCTTGCCCCAGGCGTGACACCTATAACAAATGTTCGATCAGCATTTACCTGCACATTTGTTGCTAAGCTACCTACGTTTTTTGCGGCGACAATAGTTGAACCATCAAGAATTGATAGTGTGATGAACCCTGTGCCCGATGAGAAATATACGGAGTCACATGAAAATGTCAGCCTTATTTTTGTTACCCCAGTTGGAACAGTGAATGTAGACAAGCTCGCTACTGTCGCACCACTAGATCCAAATGAAACAGA